CATCAATCATGAGTTTTTTAATCTCATTGACAATCTGTTCATTGTCTTTGTATGTGATTGTCATTTTTGCCACTTCCTTTCTCAAATTGCATATAGTATCTTCAATATAAAAATAACCTTTTTAAGGTTATTTGTCAATCGAAAAGTGCAAAAAAACATAAAAAATATATTACAAAATGGTTGACAAGTAACCCAAAATGGGTTATACTTATAACAGAAACAAACAAGAGACACAAACCGAACAGCTCGAAAGATCAAGCGAAAGTAGACGGGAGTACCGAAAGGGAAAGCAAGAATGCGACATAACACCGGGAAACAGGATAAGGGGATATTGAGACGGCCAGAGATGCCTTAGATACTTTAAAGCCTGCCGGGGCATGATTAAAAGCTGATTGAAGTTTCCACCTGCTGCACATTGAAAAAATAATATATTTAATGAATTAGTTAACGAAAATGATTTGAAAATTCATTTAAGTGTGTTATACTGCATGTATCGTTATCAATGCAGGAAGGAGGTAGGTATATGCCTATCACAGATAAAATCAAGGCTGCGATGGCGGTATCAGGGAAAGAAAACAAGGATCTTGCCCAATATCTGGATATTACAAAGCAGGCTCTCAGTAATAAATTTAACAGGGGGAGCTATTCTGTGGAGGATTTAATCAAGATAGCAGATTTCACAGGGGCTACACTGAATCTTGAATTTGAGGACAGGACAAAAATCACATTTTCCCTTGATGATATCAGGCAGCAGTAGAAAAGCTATTACATGGCAGAGAGGACACTTAAACGAAAGTGTCCTTTTTGTTTTGAGTAAAAAATACATCAAAAACAAAATAAAATAGTTGACATAGAACACAAAATAGTGTATTATATAAACATAAACAAAAGGAAGTACACAAAAAACCGAACAACCCGAAAGGTTGTGAAGCTGAAAACCATATACCTGTGAACCAACGATCACGGCGGCAATAGTCAGGAAGATGATTCAGCCGGTTACATGAAAGGAGAACACACCATGACAGAGAGACAGTTAAAAAACAGGATCGAAAAGCTGGATGCAATCGCAGCACAGCAGAAAGCTCTTGAGGAGCAGGCAGAGGCCATCAGAAACGAGATCAAGGCAGACATGGAAGAAAAGGGCGTTGATGAGATCTCAGCATTCGGACGTATTGCAAGATGGAAAGAAAACATCAGCAGCCGTCTGGACAGCAAGGCACTGAAGGCAGCACTTCCGGATGTATATGGACAGTACAGCAAGCAGACAGTGAGCAAGAGATTCACAGTAGCATGAAAAAAATCCCCTTGCCAGAGCGGCCACTCTGGCAGGGGGAAACAACCGAGAACACACCATATGAACCGGTCAGTAAGGAGTATATCACATCCTGCTGCCGGCGGCAAGAGAAAGGAGATGGTCCAGATGGGACGGATAGGAGATTTTGAATTTTTCAATAACAGGATGGCACGTGCAGAAATGGCAAAGACAGATATTATCGGTGCAATCATGAACAGTGAGGAGATTTCTGAACTCAGATATTTTGAGTTTGAGGTTGACGGCAAGAGGGTATCAGAGCTGGACAAGGAAATAGATGATCTTCTTGACGAACATGTTACAGATCAGGAACATAACAAGAAACTTAGTGACATGATTGTAGAAATCCGGACGATGGAAGAAAATAGAGGGTTTCGAGAGGGTTTTTCAGTGGCAACACGGATACTCATGCAGGCACTTTCTGGAAGAGCAACATTATAGGGAGGTAGGGAAAATGCAAACAGTCAAGGTACCTGCTGCCGGTAAGGTGGTAAGGTTTTCAGCTACCAGGGGCAGCAGAATGTCACACGAAGATAAAAGAGAGCATGGCAGAGAACTTGAAGAGATCTGCCGGAAATTTGACCAGTTAAAGACAGACGATCAGACATTGCTCCTGTTGTATACCAGGGGATACGTACTCGGCCCCGGAGGAAGGCTCGACAGGAGGCAGGAATTTAAAAGCGTATTGGATGTAGGGCTTGACAAATTCAGCCATACATACCGGGCGATCAGCGAGGCAGCTGATACGCTGCTCAAAGGGGGTGTTTTGTAATGGCGGCACTTCCGGAGAGAATAAAAGAAATTCAGGAGAGTTTGGTGACGGCCTGCTGCATGGTGAAAACATTTGCTGTGGCAGCATTCGCGGATGATTGTGAATCCGGGGATCTTGGCATGTCGTTGGAGCACCTGCATAGTGTTATGCTTGCATTATCAGAAGATGCGGAGAGCATCGCCGATGAAGCGGCACAGATTGAGGAAAATAAGGGTTTATGCCCTTCAGATATATGTTATGAAGATAAATGGGAGGCATACATCTCCCATGACGATAGAGCAGCACGAAAGAGCGAGGAGGTGGTTGCGGCGATTGAGGAGGCTATCTCGGTTTACCAGAAACTGTCCGGGACAGGAAAGCAGGTATTTAGGTGTGAAGATATTCCACGGATCGTGCAGAATACTGGAGCCGCATTCAGAAAGCAGGGATTCATGGAAGGATACCGGGCAGCAGTGGAAGCGGGGTGGATCGCAGATGGAGAATAAAGCATTGTACAGCGTGGAGGATATTGCCGCAGATCTGCACATAAAACGGGACGAGGCAGCAGGCTTATTGAATGAACTGAACGGTCGTATAGAGCGCAGCGGCAGATATGTTATAAATGGCCTGATACCAAAAGCGTACTATGAGAAGCAGAAAGCGGAGGGGTTCCTTGATGGCCAGGGAGGCGAAGTCGAGAATAGCAAGATGGCGATCAATGAAAAACGCTTGATCAGTCTTGAAGAGTTCTGCGAGTATGCCGGGGGCATTGGAATATGCACAGCCAGAAAGTATATTAAGAGGATTGGCGTTGAGATGCGGATCGGCGGCCGGGTGCTGGTGGACAGGGAAAAATTTGACCGCTGGTGTGATGCGAATGATGCGGCAGATTAGGGCATTTTGAAAGGATGGTGGTTAAATTTATATGCCTGCTGCCTTAAAGTGGCTATTTGGTCAAATTAGAGGGTATGAGGATGAAAGGAGAGATATGAAGAGGCTCCTGCCAAGCTGCAACTTAGTAGGAGCCAACGAGGCAAGGTGTGATGATTAAAGCCTTGCGGATATTATTATAAGCGATATCTGCAGGACAGACAAGTGAGTGTTTAAAATTACAGAGGCGGCTCCGGCTGCCTCTTTGTGTATCTGAAAGGAGATTATCATGGCAAGAAAAAATAGTAAGCAACTGCCGCCTGGAATATCATTGAGATCAGATGGCCGGTACCAGGCACGCTATACACTCAATGGGAAACGCCATACTATTTACAGCAGGGATTTGAAAGAAATCCAGAAAAAACTCCGGGATGCTAAATATGAGATGGATCATGGTATTTTTGCTAAGCCGGATAAAATAACGGTCGATACATGGTTTGATACATGGATGAAAGAGTATCAGGGCAATGTGATCAGGGAAACGACAGAGGCGTTGTACTGGAGTATGTACAAGCATCATATTAAGGATTCCATAGGCCATATGAAGCTGCAGGCGGTCCGGCCCGAGCATATTCAGGCAATGCTGAACCAGATGAAGAACGACGGGTATGCACCATCATTTATCAGACGTTTCCGGAATGTGGTTAATAAAATGTTCAAGCAGGCGTATTTGAATGATCTTATTATGCGGAATCCGGTAGAAAAAACTACAACGCCCAAAGAAGAGCAAAAGGATCAGGATGGAAGCCACAGAGGACTTACAGAGAAAGAGCAGGCAGATTTTCTTCAGTATGCCGATGAGGAGGAACCGCAATATGCGGATATTTATTATCTGGGATTCTCTACCGGCCTCCGGATTGGAGAACTGTTCGCCCTTGAATGGGATGACGTAGACTTCGCTAAGGAAGAATTGCGGGTAAACGGTACCATGATCAAGATTGATGGAAAAGAGCATCAGAAAGGACCGACAAAGACCGATAAGAGCAAGAGGATCATTCCCCTGCTGCCGGCAGTAGTAAAAAGACTGCGGAAGCACAAACTGCAGCAGGCAGAATATAAGCTGATGATGGGAGAAAAATGGAAGCCAGTTGAGGGACTTGAAAATCTTGTGTTTACAACTCCTGTTGGGAGGCCATTGAGCCGCGGAGTGATTTACAATTCGATTGATCGGATTATTGCGAAAATCAACCATGACGAGCGAATGGCGGCGCAGCGGGAGAACCGCGAGCCGGTGGTATTTGAACATTTTTCGTCGCACACGATGCGCCATACGTTTGCCACAAGGGCGCTTGAAAATGGGATTCCGCCCAGGGTCGTGCAGGAATATCTCGGACACAAGAAAATTGATACCACTCTGAACATCTATACGCATGTTCTTCCGGAACTGAAGAAGGAAGAAATCAAAAAAATTTCAGGCCTGTTCTGATACACCCCCTGTCTGTTGCTGCCTTTTATTGCAGCAGGAGACAGGGTTTTTCTGTTCTGAGGGCAAAATGGTGTCAATGCTGGTGTAAAGTGCTAAAAAAATCATTCTGGAAGTGCCGAAAACACTGAAAAAACGGGCATTTACAGAGCATATCAAACCTATCTTTATATGATCGGGCAGGAAAAACGCTGGTTTGGCGTTGCAAGGACTGCTACAAAGCCGGAGAACATGCAAGGCTTTCACGAGGATAATATGCTGTTCATCGTGGATGAAGCGTCCGGTGTTGCAGATCCGATCATGGAGGCGATAGTCGGTACACTTTCTGGAGAAAATAACAAGCTGCTGATGTGCGGAAACCCAACGCGAACCGCAGGAACATTTTATGATGCGTTTACAACCGATAGAGGCATTTATGTGTGCCATACTGTATCATCACTTGATAGCAACCGGACGAGCAAAGATAATATTGATTCTCTAATCCGGAAATACGGGAAAGACAGTAATGTCGTAAGGGTTCGTGTTTACGGTGAGTTTCCAGAGCAGGAAGATGATGTATTCATGCAGCTGTCCTGGATTGAACAGAGCATATCCACAGAAATGCAGCCAAAGACAGCCAAAGCACTCGGTTCTTATATTGATGATAAAGGCGAGAAAGTGATAGACCGGTCTGGAATCGAAACGATTGACATAGGCTGCGACGTAGCAAGATTCGGTGATGATAAGACCTGCATCGGATACAAGGTTAATGAAGTTGCCCGCATGTACAAGAAGTACAACGGGCAGGATACCACATGGACAGCTGGAAACATTTGCCAGCTGTTTAAGATGCTGAAAGATCTGTATAAGTTCACCGGGAAGATATACGTCAAGATCGATGATGGAGGTGTCGGAGGTGGCGTTACAGACCAACTAAGGGCAGCGAAAAAGCTGCATCCGGATATATACAAAAACATGGAAATCGTCCCTATTAACTTCGGGCAGTCCATAAGCCACAAATATTATTATGACACAACAACATATATGATGGGCGTGATCAGGGAAATGATTCAGCCGTTTGATGAGGAGGGGAACGACCGTGTTCCTACCCTGATTCTTCCAAATGACGTTGACCTGGTTGCTCAGTTGTCGTGCAGGAAATACTCTTACCTTGGGGGAAAAGTCAAGGTTGAAAGCAAAAAGGAAATGAAAGACCGGGGACTTCGCTCCCCAGACGAAGCGGATTGTATGTTGCTTACATGCTATCCGGTCAAGAGAAAGGGGAGATGATTTTGGACGAGCATAGGGTGCCGGCCGTAGAGGCAAAGATTATTAAGTCGGATGTGCCATCTCAGATTGAAGTGGATGAGATAAGGTATGCTTCGGAGTGGACAGAACCGGTATTGCCACTGGAAAGCCTTGGAGAAATGGTGAAAAATTCTAACATTCTTCCGCAGTGCATTCGGTCGTATAAGAACAATATAGCCGGATATGGAATCGGAATCAAATATATCGAGGATGACCAGGAAGAATCCGCAGAAGCGCTGGCCGAATGGAATCAACTGGAGGATATCGTGAACCTGCTTACCATTGAGCAGGACACGAAAGAAACATTTGAGGATATCATCGAAGCCAGAGAGAAATTTGGAATTGCTTACTGCGAAGTAATCAGGGATCTGCAGGGGGATGTCATACAGCTTGATTTCATCAGAGACACGCCATCTGTGAGAAAGTCTGTTCCAATGGATTATGTTGATTACACATACAACTACAGAGGCCAGACCATTTCGCGGAGAAAGCGCTTCCGAAAATACAAACAGACAATCGGCGGCACTACAGTGTATTTCAAGGAGTTTGGAGACCCAAGGATCATGGATATGCGGGACGGGAAATATTACGATGCAGTTGACCGTCAGAATCAGGCCAATGAGATCATTGATTTTCCCATAGGGACTGAAAATTATGGAGAGGTACGATGGATCGGGCAGATTCTTGGCTGCGATGGCGCCCGCAGAGCGGAGCATCTGAATAACAATTATTTCATCAATGGACGCCACACTCCCCTGATGATCTGCATAAAAGGTGGAACGCTCACCGAGAGTAGTTTTACAACATTGCAGAATTATATGAATGGAATCCGTGGAGCTGCCGGGCAACATTCTTTCCTTGTTCTGGAAACCGAAAGTCTTCAGACGGATTTTGACGTCAAACAGCCTGAGATTGAAATCAAAGACATGGCTTCCATTTTGCAGAAAGATGAACTCTTCCAGGAATACATTGAGAATAACCGTAAACGCATACAGTCGGCGTTTAACCTGCCAGATCTGTATGTAGGATACACGCAGGACTTTAACAGGGCAACAGCGCAGACGGCCCAGGAGGTGACGGAAAAGCAGGTATTTCAGCCGGAGCGGGCATCACTTGCATGGACCGTCAATAACAGACTGCTGAACGGATATAATTTCCATTACTGCGAGGTTTATTTCAAAGCTCCTGACATCACGAATCCGGATGACCT